GACCGCTAATTCCTTAATTAGACCTCTGCAATTGCAAAATTTTAACTAAGAAGTTGGCGGTCTAGGAAATTCCTAAATTCCTAAATTCCTATTTTCCTAAATTCCTAATTTACTAAATTCCTAATTTCCTATTTTCCTAAGTTCCTAAATTCCTAAATTAGTAAATTACTAAATTCCTATTTTAGGAAATTCCTAACTTACAAAATTCCTAAATTACTAAATTACAAAATTAGTAAATTCCTAATTTCCAATTAATCTGTCATTTCGCGTATTTTTCGCAATAAAGTTAAATAATTGTAATCTCCTAAATTCCAATTAATTTGTCATGTTGTGTAAAAAAGTTAAAAAATTGGGAATTCCTAATTTACAAATAATCTGTCATATTGCGTAATTTGCTTAAAAAAATTTACAAATATGAAATTCGGAAATTAGAAATAAATGTACATTTTCAGATATTAATAGTTAGGAGCTATGTAACTATTAATTAATAACTAGAGAAAACCAAAACTCTATTTTATAATTAATAATATACTAAACATATTCCTAATTTATGTAACTAATAATTTGCCAACTATTAATTAGTAGTTAAGAAAAACCAAAACTTTTACGGCAACATATTATAATATACTAAACATATTGTTAATTTACGTAATTTATAACTTGTCAATTATATAGTTATTAATTAGGAGAAACCAAAACTTTGACGCTGACATATTATAATATACTAAACATATTCCTAATTAGCAGTTACAGATCTCCAACGTTTCAGCTCCTAATTTTTTGCAGTTTAGAGTTGAAAAATTGGAAACTTAGAAAGAAATATTTAAATACTAGAAGAAAGCATTTGATATTAGTAGTGAATAGTATCTTTCTTCTTATTATTATATATTTTTTTTTATTATTACAAATTTGTGAAATATTACGCTAATTAGCTAGTTGTATAATTAGCTAGTTGTATAATTAGCTAGTTATGTAACTACTAGTTAGTATATTGTATATTATAATATAGCAACTAGATAGTTACTAGTTATAATTTATAATATAGGACTTAGTTTGAATTATATATTTTTAGAACTTTTCACCGTTCAGCTAGGAATTTTGTTAGGTCCGTTTTAGAAAAATAGTTTCTGCTGCAGGTCCGTTTCTAGTTTTTTGCTTCTATCTTGAGTTATTATTACAGCTAAGAGAAAAATATGTCGAGAGATAAAAAATGAAAAATAAAGATAAAAAAGTAGAGAGATAGAGAGATAAAAGAATAGAGAAAGATTTATTAATGCTTGAAGATAGAGATGATAATGAGGTAAAATGAGTCACTATATAGCAATAAAAATTTCAGAAAAACAATTTAAAGAACTTTTAAACCAGTTTCAGGGAAATTCAAATTTTTTTGAAAAAAGTTCTGAGACAAATGGATATTACAGTTTTAGTGATAAGATAGGCGGAACAAAAATCACAATTTATAATTTTGACGGAATCTATTATTTAGAAATTTCTTCATTTGTCTAATTTTTTTATTTTTATTTTTTTAAATTAATTTTTTGTAGGGTTATTGGTAATTTTTTTCAGTGATGTTATAATATTTCTATTCGAATATAAAATTCTAAGGCTAGTTCTAAACGTTAAAAATAGCGTGAAATAGAAAGATAAAAGAATAGAGAAAGATTTATATATCTGTTATGACAGACGATATATCAGGGAAAAGAAATGGTTGCAATAGAATTAAATCAAATAAAAGATCAGTTAAGAATTGAGGAGATGGATGGTAGTAGATATTTCTACTGCCCATTAGATAATCAGCTATTGCTGGTTACTGACAGCGATGGCAGATACGGGTTAAGGAATAGCTGTGAGCATTTCCACTGGGAGAGCATGTCCATAACTTCTTTTATCGGATTTAGCAGGATTAGTAATTTTGATGAAATTTCTAAGATAAAGCAGAAATCTGTTTTGAATATTTATGATTTCTTTTCTGTTTATTTATTATTGTCATCTCAAAGTTAATTTTCCTTATTTTTTTAGTTTTTCTTTTTATTTTATTATTTTTTATTTTCTGTTTCTATTTTCATCAATTATTTTTATCAGGAATGTTATAGAATTTGAAGATATAGAGGAATTTCTAAGGCTGATTCTAAGCGTTAGAAAGATGAAGAGATAGAAAAAGTTATGAAAAATTATTTAGAAGTTGAGAAAAATGAGGAATAAAAAAAAGAAAATAGCTTCAGGGTTATAAAAATACGCTAAAAAGATATTGCTTATTGTTTTTCAAATAAACTTCAATACAATTTCCTTTTTCTTCAATTACTATCTTTTCTATTAATTGTATTTTCAAATAACCTTGTCCTAATGATACTATGATTTCATCTATAGGTTCTAACGCAAAAAATTGTATTTCGTATCTCAGCATTTTTTTCTTTAGCATCACGAAACCTTCTATTTTCCTGCTTTTTCTGTTTACTGCGATGACGTTAGGCATTTCATCAATTTCAAATATTTGTGTTAATAGCGTTTTTATTTGATTTCTTGTTAAATTTTTAATTATTACTCCTATTAAATTCCATCTTTTCTCTATCTCTTCTCCACTCATATAACATCTAATTATGTTTTAGAGATTTAGATATATAAAGTTTTTTGTAGATTTTCATGTGACAGATGACGGGTTTTTTGAAGGTTCATCGGTAGAAAGAACGAGAGATAGAGAGATAAAGAAATAGAGAAAGTTTTAAATAGCGATGAGGATAAGAGTAATAATGACGCAAGATGAAAGAGGAAGTTACAATTAGAATAAATAAAAATAAGTTTATGGAACTTTTGTCCTTTTTTAAAAACAGTTCTGATTTTAAAACATTTTACGTTATCGATGAGAAGTCTTATTATTTTGTGACAAAAAAAGAATATATTTTAGTATCTCTACATAAAGAGAAAAAGCTTTTTTTAAACCAATATTTTTTAAGAATTTTCACACCTGATTAAGTTTTATTTTTTTATTTTTTATTTGTATTTTTGGCTTAGATTATTGATAATTTTTCTCAAAACTGTTTTAATATTTCTAGTTTAAACCAAATAAAAGATAAAAGGTTAGATATCTAAAAGTTTAGAGAAAACTTTAAATAGTAATAGCTAAAGAGGTTAGGATAAGGTAAGAAAAATGGGCATAGAAGAAGAGGTAGAAAAACTCTTGAGAGAAGCAAAAGAAAAAGGATCCGTTTTTTTAGTCTCTTTAACACCAAAAGAATTGGAAGATGCGGGATTTGTTTATGATGATGACGACGATTTTGAAGATGTTGGATATAAGGTTGTTGATATTTTTTTAGTTTATGATAATGAATTTAAATTGAGATACGTCTTCGATCATGATGAAAAAAGTGCTGAAGTTGATACAGAGAAAGATTTTTATGGATTGGATCTAATTAAATACGCAATAAAGCTCTACTTAGAAGCTAAAAAACAATAATTTTTTTCTATTATTTCCATTTTTTTATTTTCTAGTTTCTATTTTCTATTTCTATTGATTATTTTTCTCAATTCTGTTTTAAAATTTCATTGACTATATTTAATGAAAGGAGCATAAATATGTCATACAAAAAAATAAAAATCGAGGCATTATGACTGCCTTATTAAGAGAAATAGATTTAGAAAAATTTAGTAAAAATATTTTTTCTTCTCTTCGAGCCGACGAATTTTACGAGAAATGCCACACTAATTTTAGGGAAATTCTAATTGAGACATTAATCGATACAATTGCTGAAGATTTAGAAAAAGACGAGTGGTGTTTGCAAAGTTTCAATAAGGATAAATCTGAAAAATTATTTAATTCATTTATGGAGAATTCTGAAATCACTGTAGGTCTGCATAAAAGAGTAGATGGATCAGATTACACTTTTAAAGAAATTACTGTAGAGTTTAATTTTTCGATAGAAGAGAAAAAGAAAATTGCCGAATTTTATCTAGATAAAATAATAAATTATAAAAATCATCTTAAAGACTGTATTATTGGTGATTTTGAAGAAAAAGATATTGATATAATTTCTGAATTTCTTAGCGAAAAAGTATATCAAATATTATCGACTGATGAGATAAAAGCTAAATTTGGTCAGAAGTTAGAAAAAATTATCAGCGATAACTAACGTAAAGATAACGATAGGTAGAGATCTAAAAAGATAAAGAAAACTTTATTAACTCGTTCTTATAGAATAGATATTAGGGGTTTAGATATGTCAGAAGAAAAAGAAAGTCAAGTTCAAGAAATTTCAAGTCAAGAAGAAAGTAAGTTAAGTCAGGAAGAGGAAATATTTAATTCGATGTATGCAAGGCATATAACTGCTACTACAGAACACGTGTTTACTCAATTACCTAAGGTTTTTATCGACGGTTACAGCTATGTTAAAATTGCTTTAGATAATAATTATATTAACTGCTCCCAATACGTTTCGAGATCAAGCATGACATTCCAAGGTTGTATGCAGTATAAAAACGGCGAATTAAAAGATGCAAGGGGCATTTATCGTGTCACTACTAATCCGATATTATCTATAAATTCTACGAGAAAGATGACTAGAAGTCTTAATGGGATAGACTGGCTAGTTAAACAAATAATGTTAGGGCAGTTATTGCAAGATTCTGAAATAACGCAGAATTTAGAGATAGATCCGAATAAACAGGAGATATTAATAAGTTATGACAATTATAATGTATCAATATTTAACAAATTTATCAAGGGGAAGATATTGAAATTCCCATTAGAGGCTCAGCAGGGACATCTTTACGTAAGCTGGATTCCTAAGTTACCTAAAGCCTTGCATTTTGAAAAAGTTACTGATATATATATATACAATCATACAGTAAATTTTAACAAAGAAGTTATAAAATTCGATATAAATGTGTTTGGCGGAAACGCACAACTTATTTATAATCAAAACTATGAATCAGTGCAGACAAAGTTATTTTCGCCTGATCATGAAGAGATGACAGTAAGTTTAGCGTCTAAAGAACTGTATCTGTTCAGTCACAGAAGACCCAGGACTGAGACAGCAGACTAAATTTTTCTTTCTTTTTTTATCGATAATTTTTATCACTTTTTTAATAATATTTCTTTCCCGATTTTATAATTTCTTATTAGTTCTATCGTTAGTCTGTCTAAACTCATTCTTCTTATTCTCTCTGCGTATTCTGTATACTTATTTTCAATTCTCCAGTTATTATATAGTAACATATACGCATTTATCATTTCTAAAATTTTACTATCTTCTAAGTTATATTCGAATAGGAAGTTATTCTTATCTAAAAATTTGAAAAGTTCTTCTGCTTCTTCTTTTTTTATTCTATATCTTTCTCTCGGAGTTTTCATATTTCCGACGTATCTTCTAGAAGCGTCAAACCAAATTATTTCTTTGAAAGAAGAAATTGTTGAACAAATTGCAGTATCCATACTTTGCATATTGTTAAAAATCTGCAAAAAATATGGAGAAGACATGCCTAGAACATGAAGATACGGAACTTTCTTTTTTACATAATAAATCCACGGAATTGCATATTTCAAAACTTTCAATTTACTAGAAGTCATTATTGCACCAATTGCGAAATAATAACTATATTGTTTATAGAAATCTATAGCTTCATCTAGATCTTTTATAGGATAAATATGAAGTACAGGTATGATTTTCTCAATTGATTCTATTTTTGTATAGAGATACTCAAAATATTCGAAATTTCTTTTATCTATTGACGAAAAAACACTAGGAATATCGAGCGAAAAAAATGCATAAGCACTAACATTTTTATACTTTTTTAGAACATCATCTACAGAAATCTTTAGATTATGTGAAATTATTTGAAACCCGCCACTATCAACCCAAGTTTCATTTCTCCATTTTATTTCTTTTAATTTTAGTTGATTTATTAAAACTGGAAATTTAGTTTTAAAGAGATAACTATTGGACGTATTAACGCCGAATATTAGCTTCATTACAGATCTACGTTTATAGTTTTTCTTCTAAGTAAGTAAATAATTGCACCGATAGTAGGTATTATTAATATTCTTAATATCGTAAATAATGTATTTCCTTGAATTACAAAGTTGTAAAATATACTATTCTGAATTCCTAAGTAGAAGAATAGAAAGATTTGTAAGATTAAGCTAGATATTGCTATTGAAAATACTAATTTGTTATTTGTCAATTTTAGGAATGCTAAACTAACAATTAGGAAATTCCAAAAGATGAATAATAAGCCGTCAAAACCAAATGAAATTGAAAAGTTCAGCAAGTTTTCTAGAACATTTGTAATTGTATCAGCTACAAAAATCAATAGTAAGACATTTGGGGTTATCTTTGCGAATTTTTCAGGTAAAACTCTGTCAAATGCTAAATTTTGAACTAAACGACTTTGAATCATTGTTGTGATAAAAATATAGCTCATATACCAAATTGGGAATAAAGCAAGTAATATATCTAGGTTTGAATAACTATCAAAAATTGCTAATACTGCAACTGTTAAATAACTTGCAAAATAGCCAATTTTTACGTTTCTGCTTATGCTTTTTATTTCTCCAGCTATGTAACTAATTGCATTTAGAAATATGAACATGGATAAATCAAATAGCAATGCTGAAAGAACAGTATTCGATATTGTGAAGTTTTGAATTTGAAAATGAAAACTTGAAATTGGCAAAAACAGAGCTACGATTATTTGCAATATAGCTAATGCATCTACTATATAAGCGTAAATTGATTTTCTAGTTATTGTAATTAGGGCAGTTCCAAATAATAGTTCCGAAATAAAGAATTTGTCAATTATTGAGATATTGAAATTCATGAGAACTAGATTAGCTAACACTGGTGCTGAAAATACATAAATTAGCCATAGTGAAATTCCGAAAACTGTATAAAACTTCGGAGAAAATGCTGAACGAATATATGCATAATCTCCTCCATTTATTGGAATTTTCTTAGTTAGCATATAATACATTACTAATAATGGAATTTCGAAAATTGCACCTATTAAAACTGCAAGTAACAAATTTACAGATTTTAGTAAGCTTGATACAAAAAGGGGATAACTAATTCCGCTTAAAATTCCCATATAAAGTAGATTAATTGAAAAAACATCTAGTGTTGAGAAGCTTTTTAAAAATCCAGAACTTTTTCTTTCCAATTCCATTATTTGGAACAGTTTTTATGACCAATTTAATTCTTATCATAAATTTAAAGAGATATATATGTCATAAAACTTATCAGCTAACTATGAGTGCAACTATAAATTATAATTCAACTACAAAAGTAAAATTTAACGATAATAAAGCTAAAATAATTGTAGAAAATGAATATGTGCTACAAATAATCCTAAATAAGGACGAGATTGTTGCCAAATATGATAAAGATAGTACCACTATAAAATTTGAAAAATTCAATACTGAAGAAATTGCAGGAAAAGTTTACACTTTAGTTGAAAAAACTGGAAAATTCGATATTAAGATTATTGAAGAAGTGCTACAGAACTTGAAAATTGCCGATTTTTGCGGAAAATTTGCAGATAAGTTATTTAATATGAATTTTTCAGAAGCGGATAAAGTTTTAGAAGACTTTGAAAAGTTATTAAAAAGAATGTGATAAAAATATGACAAGTTTTGAAACTCAATGTATGTACACACTTGAAAAAGAAGAACTAGGAGTAATATTTGGAAAATGTTTTAGGCATAAGAAAAATCCAGAGTTTTTAGTTGGTTTAAGGAAAAATGAAAATAGTGAATATATCGAAACAGTTTATAAAGGAACTGATAAAAAATATGCGGATGAATTATATTCTAATTTAGTTTCTGAACGAAAAAAGAAGAATTTAGAAAATTCTTAGCTTGATTCTAAAGCATTAAAAAGTTGTTTTTTAACACTTTCATAACTGAAATTTTCAATCCAGAAGTTGTAATACTCTTCAATTTTAGATTTATATTTGTCATAATTATCTAGGACATTTAGTATTTTCTCAACTGCTTCATTTATACACATTTGAACTCCTTGACCGATATGTATTGAATTATTTGGAAGAACAGTTGGACGATCACAAGGTTCAACTAGTAAATCTTTTAACTCATTTGGAAAATATTCTTCCCATGCACCGTCTTTTGTCGCAATCGTTGGAATTTTGGAAACGAACGCTTCTAAACCGTTTAATTCAAAACTTCCGCCTCTTGAAGTTAATAAATACAAATCTGAAATTCTATACATTTTTATTATATTATCAAAATCAGTATTTCCTGTTAAGTTGAACATTTTTATATCTTTAAAATCTGTTCTAGCTCCGCCACTTTTTACTAGAAAATAAATATCATCTCTTTCTTTTTGAATTTCTTTTGCTATTACGTGAAAAATATCAGCTCCTTTTCGAAAATCTGAATGCCAAAGAGATATCATTATTAGCTTAATTTTCTTCTCTTTCTTGACTTTTTCAATATATTTAAGTTGATCATCAACTTTTAGTTCATTATCATCAGCTAGAAGTCTTTCATTAAAATTATGTACAACTTTATAAATTGGAATTTTTAATCCAGAATTTTTAAACGCGTTTTTTGACCATTCCGAATTTACAATTATTTTATCAGCTAGGTTATTAGCATAATCTACGAATTTTTCGGAAATTTTGTCAGAATCAGCTACTTCAACTCCAATTATTTCGCTAACTTTTGATCTATATTTTTTAAAAAATGAAAATTCCACGTTTGTCCATTTCCACATTGAATAAAAGAAGGGATGAATTATTGATATTGGGTTTCTAAAAGGCGTAAATTGATAAAATGATAAAGCAGGAATTTCATAAACTAAATATTTTTCTTTTAGCATTTTTATATGTTCTCTAGCTACGAATTTGAATGAAACATCATGATGTTGTGGATAAACGTAATAAATTGGTTTCTGCATTTTGATCTCACCAGCTAATTAAAACAAATTCAGGAATATGCTTAAACACTTTAGATATGTCTTCAAATTTAAATTCCATTTTCTTTTCTCCCTCTGGATTTTTTATATAATGAATAGTTCCAAGTTTCAATATGTTCAAATGAGAAATATGATCATGTAGAAATATATCAACTGGAAATTCTTTATAATATTCTTTTTCTATGTATAAGTTTAATATAGTTTCTAAAACTGGAATATGTTTTTTATTGAATATGTAATTTGTTCCTGAACAAAATGGTCTAATCTCATTTGCCCAATCGTAATAAAGCCAATAACATAATGATAATATTCTATTTTGAGGGTCTACTTCTCTAATTTTTGGAACTATTAAGTCACTGTCTATAATTGCAAATTTGTCATCATTTTCATTTTTTGCTACATCTAGAATTTTTAACAGTTGTTTTGCAATTCTTATCCATCTTATATTACTCTTAGTTTCATTCCAAATTATCTTATTTGCAAATTTTTCGTTTAATTCAGGAGTTAAATCATTAAATGTTTTATAGACTACAACGTAATCAAAATCCAGTTCAAGTAAATGTTTTGTAAATCCTGCAAATGTGAAGACTTTCATAACATTATTCTGAAATTATGACAAATATTAGTTATATTTACTCATTAGGAGAACAATTAGAACACATAATATACATAATATGACATATAAGTTGAGAATAGTTTTTTATGTCGTATTTAGATAAAAATGATGTGAGCGTTAATTATACATCTATTTCAGAATTATTAGCTTCACCTTTCCAAAGATTAACATCTGCAATGTGGAACACAGCGAATCTTCTTTTAATTCAATTATATGAAACTGGTGGAAATGCAGTTACTTCAATTCTAAAAAATGGAAATTTATACATTCCTAATAATATTTTCGCATTACAAGGGAATTTTGCTAATGATGTATATGTTTCAGGTCAGCCAGTACTAACTGAAGAAGATCCAATTTATATCTCTGCATTTATTTCTACTGCACAACAACAAATTTACGATATTATAAATTCAAATGAACAATTATATTATTCAATTACTCAATTACCTGAAGAAATTTATCAGAAAATTATAGTAGCAGTACCTACTGTTACCTCGATTCTTTCAAAAGATACTGAAGCTTTATACGAAACAATTTATAATGTTGTAAATTACTTAATTTCAAATGTTGAAGAGTCTAGAACTATAATAAAAGAAGATTTGCAAAATTTCTATACTTCATTTTATGAATTAATAGATTCTATATCTAAAAGATTAGGAATTTCTATACAAGATGCTATTTATTTTGTTGCAGGTTCTATCGAATATGCACTTACATATGTATATTTAGCAACTGTAGGTTTAGCTAATACAATTAATAAATTAGGTTTGTATTTATCTCCGCCGACAATTCAAGGTCTACAGCTTGATGTTTCAACTACACCAGCTCCACTTTATTCAGGTTCAACGTTAGAAACTGTTAGAATAATTTTACAGAATTTAAGTAATTATATCATCTATATTGGGAATAATCTTTATAACAATTTTCCAATTTTGCCAAATGATTCGCTAGAAATTCATGTTAATAATCCTAAAAATGTTTATGCATGGGCAACTGGAAAATGTCAAGTTTATGCATTGTTTGAAATTATTAATAGTTAGGTGAAATTATGAATTATAAAGAATATTTCTGTAAAATGGAATGTTGTTATTGGCATGAATTCGATCAGGCTTATGGAAAATTAGAAGTAAAAGATAAAACAATTACAATTATTGGAAATGACTGTGGAAGTTCAGCTTTATACTTTTTGCTAAAAGGTGCTAAAAAAATTATAGGTTATGAAAAAAGTGATGAACTTAATAAGAAATTCAAAGAAAAAGTTTGTAAAGAATTTAATATTTGCGATAAAGTTGAGATTAATGGAGAATGGTCAGGAAATATATATCCAAATACAGATATTTTTATAATGGACTGTGAGGGCTGTGAAAAAAATCTAGATGTTTCACAATTGCAAAAATATAAACAATATTGTATAGCAATTCATGACTGGACTGAAAATAGATTCCAATTGATGAAGAAACTCTACGGAACAATTTTAACTTTCATATCTGAAGATAATAGAGAATTTGTTTTTTGTCATTTATGATTTAGTACATTGATTATTTATAATTTTTGCATTCGGTGAAATAATTACATTTCCAGTATTTATACCACAAATAAAGTTTTTAATTGTTACATTATCGTTAATTTGAATTGTATCTGCATTATCGTTAATTCTTAATGTGTTTATGTTAGAGTTATTATTAATTATAATACTTCCAAAATTTACTTCAACATGTAATGTATTTATATAAGCGTTATTATTAATTGTAATTATCAAAGTATTAACGCCAACTTTTAATATATTTATAGAAGCATTATCATCTATTGTAATTATCTCATAATTTTTATTGATTAAAAATTTATCTATTGAACCAAATATATTAATTGTTTGATTATTATTATTAATTAAAAAATTTTTAATATATGTATTTGTAAGAACTGTTATACTTGTTTTAAGTTCATTAATCAAAACAGTTAAAAATGTTTTTATGGAGTTTAATAAGTTACTAAATTTATATCCATTACAATCTAATAAAAAGTATTGGTTATAATTGAAAGTTATGAATTGGTTAATATCATAAACTATATCTGAAAATTGTTCAGATTTTACAATTTGGTCATGCTGTACATGAGAAAGTCTTTTTTGCAATTTTATATTATTTTTATTAGCTAATTCTATAATTGCGTCAATAAGTTTATTAAAATCATCTACAGTTAGCGATATTCCTTTTTTTGCATATAAAATTGAAGTAAATTCGTACGGTTTAAAGAATTGGTCAGAATTATAAAATATATTAATTATTGAAGGTATAATTCTTAAATACTGATATTGTGTTAAATAATTAATGTATTCGAAAACATTATATGTTAGATATAAATCTTGTACAATTTCGTTCCATAATTTTGAAGATATTACAGAATATTTTGATGGAGGAGCTAATAAATTAGCAATTTGGTAAATTGATTTGCAGTAGAGTTGGGGTTGTGTTTCAATAATATCTGGCATTTTTAGCTCATTATGTGCTTATTTCCAAATAAATAGTTTAAAGCTTTTTTCATAATTTTTGTATTATCAACTTAAAAAATGTACTAATTTGTAACTTTGCTAGAAATATTATATCTTACTAGATGAATTATGATACTAGAATTATTGTTTTTTGCGGTTGAGAATTTGAAGGCATAACGTTGTTAGGAGGTAATTTTCTTGCTCTAGCCCAATAGAAATATCCAATATGGGTTGCACCGCCTGAGCAATCCATTATTACGAAAGCTGAACCGTTTGGAGTAATTGAAGAATTCCAAATTGTAACTTCTTGTAAATTTAATTGTGGTAGATCTACAATTGGAGAATTGATAGTTTGACCATAATATTCAATTTCGGATTCTGTAACTATTGCTTGATAGAAATTATAACCAGAAGAAGTGAAAACGCTTTCCGACGAAGAAACTTCTTGATTACAACCAGACCAAATATAACCGTCACCGTTGTATGGGTCCCATGAAACTGCGTAACCGTTACTCATGAATACCGAATCTCCGTTTGAACCTGCACAGAAACTACTAGTATTTCCGAGGAATTCTATAGCTTGTTGATCAGCACTTCCGTTGTAATATTCTACACTTTCAAATATTTCATTTATATTATTAGCATTTGTAGAATCTAGATAAATTATATTATATGATCCACCTTGATTATCTAACATTAGGATATATCCAGGAGTTGAACCACTTTGTGGAGTAAATTGAATTGACGAATATAAGTTTGAAGATATTTGTAAATTACTAGGCAAATATGATGTACCCATTGCGTTTATATAAGCGTCAAAAACGTAATTTCCGTTATCATAAGCTGTATTATAATATGCATTTATTCCAGTATAAGGATATTGATTTGAATTTCTTAAAAACATATAGATAGTTAATGATCCATTAGCTGGAACCGAAGTTGGTAATTTTATCCAAATATAAACAGTTGATAAATTAGAATTATATTGAGATATCCAAGCATATAATGGTGTATTACATTGTGCATCTAAGCAGAATTGTAAATTCAATAATTGGCTAGAGCTTGATAGTAATGATGATAAATTCAAATTTAGTAATTGTTGAAATTGACTTGGAGTCGGATCAGCTTGAGAATTTGTTATTGTAATTATATAAGTAGTAATAGGAGTTCCAGTAAATTCAATTTCTTCAGATAAAAGTGTTGGATTTTGTGCAGTTAGTTCAATTTCACTTGGTGAACTTGCAGTTAATTTCAAGCAATTTTTAGGCATTAAATAGATAGAATTGTTTATTTGAACTGGAGAATTGCCTAAATTTTGAATTGTAATTTCTCTCCAAGTTTCTAAATATGCAGGTTCTAAATATTGTGAAGTTATTTGTTCCAAATTTGCAGTTCCAGAAAATTGAAATTGAGTTCCTGCAATTTGTGTAGGAGTTACAATTTTACTTGTTAATTTCGGGATTAATAGTTGTAATTGTTTACTAACTTGAGCTAATTGAACTTTTAGTTTCTCAACTTGGAAAGCTGGAAGTTTATAATTAGGTAATTTAGACATTGGATAAAATTGTATAAATTGAAAAGGTACTTCATAAGGAAAATTTACAGTTGGTCTATTTGACATGTCTTGAAAAGGCTGAATGTCTCCTTGACCAAACGTATAAGCTTCTACAGCCTTGAGATTATATAACGCTTCATATCCATTTATTATTAATTGTGATACGTTTAAATATTTTGAAAAGACTTCATTTAGATTTTGAAAGTTTCCATCTTGATAGTAATTTAATAATTTAGCAGATCCATATTTATTCAGAAATAGTAAGTTATTTACAAAATTATTCCAATCTTGCAAAGTTAGGAATTCTAACGGAAGCTTGAAACGTGTTTTATACGGTAAGCTCATATGAAAGAATTAGTAAGATGACAAAAATAAATGTACAATTCTCATATATTATATAATGTATATCATGTGTTCTAATTCTCTAATCGTTTTTTGAATAACGTCTACAAGTTTCTACACGACTTTCCTTTATCAGGTATAAGGATGATGATTTTTGTAATAATTCGTTTAATTGGTCTAATGTTAATTCGAGTCTTTTTGAATTTTTTGTTTTGAATTTATTCCAAGTTTTGTCTTCCACATCTACAAAATATATTTCTATATTTTCGTTTGGGAGCCAATTCGTGTCCATTGCCGAAAGGTATTCTTTGAATTGTTCTTCATTTAAGGGTTCCATTGTCCTTCCGTCCAGGATGGGGCTACATACGTAGTCCTCTAATTTAAAATCCATTATTACAATCTTCATGTTTTAATCGCCATTTTTGATTATACTTATCTTGCGAAATTTTCTATATGTTCTTTAATTTTTTTAATATCTAGATGTGTATCTTTCTCTATTTGCGATATAATATTTTGATTTTGAAGTATTTTTATTATCTTATCTTTATTTTTAATAAAGAATTCATAAAGTTCTGGATGATTTTCTTTCCAATTATTTTTATTATATTTTAGATCGTTATCAATTTCTCCTAATAAAAATGATAATTTTTTAGTATCGATTTCTTTCCTAACTGGCTTGAATATAACTCCTAGAGTCGCATAAAAAGGTTTGTATTTAAAAACACATAAGTTAAAATTTATTCCCTCTTTACAAATTTCAATATTTTGATTATAGCTTTTAGCAACAATTCCCTCTAATCTTTCTTTCAAAATATTTTGCAGAATATAATCAGTTTCCAAATAAATTATCGGTTGCCAAAAGAAAATTTCATTATCGAAATTTAACGGCTCTATATATTTGTTATTTTCTTTATCGAATATATCATATAAGATAAATTGAGGTATTTCATTTGCATGTATTTGCATTCCAGATGTTTTTTTATGAACAAGTTCTCCGTGTAAAATATATTGATCATTTTCTTTTATGTAATTTATAACTTGTTCAATTCCTGGAACCTGATAAAATAAATTTTGATATCCTTTGTCGTGAGGTATGTCATTTCTAGTATTAATTTTCAGGTCTGCTTCATATTTCAAGCAAATATGAGTTCCATCATATTTAATCTCATAATAAGCATTTTCTCCTAATTTTTCTAAATCAATGTAACTAATATTCTGTGCCTCATATTTACATAAATTAACGCTCATGAGTAGAAACTAGTAAATATGACAAATTTATTTAGTAGTTAGCCCTCAATTGCCAGTTTAATAATATCAATTGAATTTCTTCATCTGTTAATCCATATTTCTTTAGTTGTTGCAGATATGATTGTGCAGTGTTCTGATCTATTTTATGTTTTTCAAATAATAAATTGATCGTTGTAATTATATCATTTACATAAGTTTTTACTCTTCTATTTCTCGCATATTCAAGATATGTATTTTGAAGATCGCTAGGAACTTGGAATTCTGAAAATACTTTTTGCAGTAATTGATTAGGATTACTAATGTATTCACTTATTGAAATTGCTTTTGAAGGAGTTAGATAAAGCTCCTGATAAGCAGTTAATATTTTCTTAATTTGTGCTGATAATTTTAAAACTCCTAAAAACACTTCATTTATTCCATATTGCTTCATTAAATTCTCTAACTGTGGATTTTGAATTCCATAAATCAAACTCTCCACATACTCGTTTTTCAGCGTGTGAACATAAACTCCAATTAATTCATGTTGATAGACATCTAAATACAGATTTATGAATTCGCTAGGGATATAAGACAAATCTATAAGTTTGTTAATTTTATAATTATATTTAAACGCTTTTTCAATTTCATTCAATGAAGGTAAATATCTCTTCCAAATTTCTAAACCGAAACTGGAAGCATATTGATCTAACAATATCTTTATCTGATTATCTGGAATTCCTAATTTTTTTAATTCTGATTCCGCATTTCCTAAATTAATGGGAACTTTTCCAACCTTGTAAAGTTGTCCATTTACAATATTTCCAATTATAGTATGAATATTGTAAATTGTAGGAATATAAGTTTGTACAATTAAACTAGCTAAATCTTTTTGTATTCCTAATTTACTAAGTTCTTGAATTGCAATATCTGGTTTAATTTGTAAATCTTTTATTAATGACTTAATATATTCAATTTCTAGATTTACTTGATATTCTAATAATGCAGGCTTTATTTCGTAATCTACAATTTCTTTCGGCAATTTGGAAATATCTGAACTTATTCCATGTTTAGCTAATGAAACATGATAATCTACAATTTTTGGAAATATATAATCATAATAGAACTTATGAGAATATAAGTCAATTGCAGTTTTATCTTTCAATATTTTAGATAATTCTCCTGATAATTGAGCTTGATCGTAGTATAAATCTTTAGCTAAAGTTTCTAAATATGATAAATGTAATTTCGAGATGTTTATATCATAATTTTCTTGTATTATTTGATTAGCTAGGATTTCATTAATTTTCAATTTCTTTAGTTCAACATCAACAGTTTTAGGATCTATCAAGAAGTTTTTCAATTGTTCTTTTAAAAGCGAAATAGTTGAAGATAATTGAAATTCTTGATTTGTATAATTTATAAAAATATCTTCAAATTCTTTTATAACTCCTAGCGAATGTAATTGCTTTTTGATCTCATCACTTGAAATATATCCTTTTTTAGCTAAACTTTCAATTTGCGAAATTTGATATTTAGTTAATGGAGCAGTTTGATATTCAAAAATTATTTCAGAAATTATCGATGGATCAAATCCTATTGTTTTTAACTGATGTTCTGCATCTCTTGAGCTAATAATGTAATTTTGTAATTTAAATTGAAACTCTTTAAGGATATACTGCAATCTTACATACTCTAATTGATAGTTTAAAATTTGTAAAGCTACTATTTCATTAAAGTTATTAGCTTTCAATTCACCTTTTATTTTCTTTTCGTCGAATATTCCTAATTTTGTAATTTCTTGTAGTTGTCTTAATAATAATTGATTACTGTAAACAAGTTGAGATTCTTGAATCATAATATTAAAGACATTTTCAACTTCTTTAGGATAATTAAGCTCTTTAAATAATTTTTCAACTGTTGTTTCTAAATACTTTAAATCGACATAAGGTCTTCCAAAATTTGATAAAGCCCTAGATAAAAGTGATCTTAGGAATTGTCTCACTATTCTCTGAACTGCATAATTATATTCGAGTGAAAATACTTTTTCAAATAAATCTTTTCCAGATAGATTTACATTTTTTATAATTTCTTCATATGCTTTTTCAGGAGTTACTACAAATTGTCTAATTCCTTGTTCCACAGCCCTTTGTAATAATCTCGCAGTTTGGTTATTATACATCAAATTAGCAGTTTTTGGAGTTATCAAATTATTTTCAGCATATTGTGAAACTGTTTTAGAATCTAAAATTCCATATTGAGATGCTAAAATTACATCTTTTATATTCACGGGTTTAAATAATGGATTTCTAGGTACAAAATCATCAACTGGAGGAGATAAATATGCATCTGTGAACCATTGGGCATATCCTGTTAGATATATTGTTTCCTTGAGATGATCTTTAATTTCGTTATAAGACCTTGCACCTACCCAATTTGCAATTTGTGCAAAAGGTGGATCTGCAAATGGTAAATCTCCAAGTCCAACTTCATTGAAAATTTCTCTTGCTGATATCTTAAAATCACTTACAAACGGCTCCTTAATAAATTCCTTAAGAGTAGATTGGACTTCGTTCCTAACTTCATCGAAGAAATCCGTAGTTGTTTCAGCGAATGCTTTTACTATTTCTCCAAATTTTATTGGGACTTTTCCACCTAATCCGATAGGCGATAAAGAAATTTCAACTTCTGGAAGAATATCTGCTAATTTATCAGTTATCGCTGGAAGAAATTTAGCAACTGTAATTGGTGCAATAAACGGAGTTAAAAATTGTGTTAGTTGCCCTACAGCTGAAGCTATATGTTTCATATTTTGCCCAAATCCATTTATTAAATCTCTAACGACAGAACTTACAATTGATGCAAATGCATTAGCTACATTTGTAAAAAATCCATATGCATCATTTAAAAATCCAGAAGCTAAATTTGCTAAATCTCCGAAAAAGCCCTGGACTTGTTTTGAAAACCATGATACAAATCCAGAAATTGCAGAGGATGCTGTTTGAACAAAATTTTGCAAGATAGTTAAGAAATTATTAGCAATATTTTGCATGAAAGTTGGAATATCACTAATTGCTTGACCAATGAAACTTACAGTATTTTCAACGTCATCAACTACAGTATTAAAAAAGTTAATAATATCAGAGCTTAAGAAATTTACAAAATTTTCTAATGCTGAGAGTTCATCGCTGAAGAATGTTCCTAAATCTCCTAAGTTTAAAAGGAAGCTCATATTATTATTATGTTTATCTTATTAAATTATAAGTATTGTCATAAAAGTAAAAATTACTTTATGCAGAAAAATACAAGAGTAAAAGTTGTTTCAATTAAACGTTTACTGCTTTTTTTCTTTGTATTTATAAGAAATTGTTATTATGAGTATATAAACTAGAAACGTCATTTTACTAGAAATATTTTTAAACCTTTATCTAACGTAATTTTTGTTTTTGTTAATGTAGAATTACGCAGAATAACGACGTAAATACGTTTATAAAGAAAAAGATTTTAGCGTAAAAAGGCTGTATCAAACTCGTTATCTTTTTAAGTTGAAAAAAAATGGAATTTAATATTTGCTTTTTAAGATGTTTCTTTTTTATTATTATATAATTCTTTCAATATTTTTATGAAGCTTTCAAGAAGTCCATCATTGTCTATAACTGCACTCATCAAGTAAGCTATATAAATAATAAATGAAAACATTTCTATTTTTCCATCTGGATAACTATTTAATGTTTTTCTTATTTCTTCATCTAAATATTCTACTTCTTTTTGTATCTCTTTCATTCTTTCATTACTGATTTTATACTGTAATTTTATCAGACTTAGATATGCTTTTAACCCGTCTTTAAATTTACCCATTTTGTTCATCTTCAGACTTAACTTGTATTTTTCGCATTTCTTTTACAACTTTAACAACTTCTAACGCTTTCTTAAAAACTTCAGATTTCCTAATATTTTCTTCATCACAGGTAGCAAGTGCCATTGTCAAATCATCTAAAGCTAAATACAGTTTAGCTGTTACTTCTGAAGTTAAATTTGATTTCTTTTTTACTTCTGACATCTTGCCCTAAATTATATATTATGACGCTTTTATATTTTTTATAATGAACTAAAACTAACGGCTGACAATTACAAAAATTAAACATCTCACAAAACTTAAACAATTTTTCAATTTGGAAATTATCTACTGTAACATGATTTTGTGAAGTTGATTTAACTTCAATTGGAAATATTGTATTGTCCTTAGTAGCTATAATATCTGGAATTGCTTGCTTTCCAGTTCCTGAAACTGGAATTCTTACAGCATTGTAACCATTTTTCTGAAGATAATTAATTGTCTTATACTCATAATATCGTCCAGATTCTCGAAAATTCATCAGTTTTAACTTAAAAATTATGACACATATAAATATATATATGTCATTTTATGACTTCTCGAATAGAAAAGACGGTGTACTGTCTTGGAAAGATTATTAGATAATTTGGAGCATTACATTCCTAAGATAGAGAAGTTGATATTAGAGAAGGAAAAAGGTGGAAGGAAACGAGAAGTAAGTTTACATAGATGGTGGTCCAAACGTTTTATTTATTTATATAGAAGTATTTTTTCATCGTTTTTATTAAATGGTGAAAGCAGATTTTTTGAAGCTATCGAAAAACCAGAGATATTAGATGCAAATGGACTAGTATACCTAGAACCTTTAGCTGGTGGTGGTACAGGAATTGTTGAAGCTTCACTATATAATTTTACTTCCTACGGTATAGATATTAATCCATTAGCAGTAAAGATAATTCGAGGATATTCCGTATTACGTGGTAATGTTAATTTCAATCAAATTACTTCTATAATTGAAGAAGTAAAAAATGAGCTGTCTGCAGTATGGACCTATAAAGGACAAGACGTTTCTTATTTCCTTATTACAAGGGGAAAAGTACCATCATGGATCATGACTGAAAAAAAGGAAAAAGTAATTCTTTGTCCTAATTGTGCAAAAACGTTTAAAACACAAAGTACTGATGAAACTAATTGTCCATACTGCAATTACAATATAAAAATTACCATAGGACCGTATTACGAACCACGGAATTTCGTTATGTATTCGAATTGGAAAGTTTTTGGATTTATTGTTAAAAAGAAGTTTGTCTTCGATAGAGATTGGTTAATTGAAAGAACTAAGTTGTTAGACGAGAATCATAATATTGTAATTGATGTTAATATAGACGAATTGAAAGAAGGAAAAAGACTGTTACGGTCCGGAATTACTAATCCTGAACAATTATTTACTAAAGCACAATTGCTCACTTTTCAAAAAATTGCTGAAAAATCAAAAAATCTTGAAGAAAATGAAAGACTACTTTTAATGCTAAGCGTTAGCGATTCAGTAAAGACATGTTCTATATTGTCAAGATGGTATCCTTCACAAAATGAACCGATACCTTTTGCAGGGGGATTAAAATCATTTTGGATACCTAAATATACTGTAGAAACAAATCCATTATCTTTACATGCTAGAAGCTCAATATTTTCTAGTATTAAAAATCAGCAACTTGTAAAGAAATTCAATTTCAGAGGAGAAATAAACGCTATTCAAGGCGATGCTTTAACAGTTATTTATCCAAAAAGCGATCTAATAGTCATAGATCCTCCTTACTACGGTCTTGCTCCAAGTTACGCTTCTATAAGCTTTCCCCATGTTGTAGTAGCTAATCAGTTTGAAAGATTGCAATTAGAAGAATCTCTAAATAAAGAGATAGGAAATATTGACTATTTCGAAAAAATCCTTAAGATTCTGATAAGGAGTAAGGAAGCGTTAAAAGATAACGGAAGAATTGTGCTGATGATTAATATGAAAAATAAATTGAATAAACTCGATGAAATTATAGAAAAGTCAGAACTTAATGTTATAAATAGGTACAATATAGTAGGCGAATCTCCTGGAAAATTTGGAAGATCCAAAAACAGAATAATTAATCTTATTATTTTAGAAAAATAGAAAACTTTTTAATTTATATATGTCATATTGTATGTTCTTAAGTTGATTAACATGGATAAAGCACTTGAAAATTTGATAGAAGTTTATAAACAAACTTTCAAAATAAGTAAAAAAGATGAAAAGAGAATAAAAAAACAAGTTAGCTATTTGGAATACTCTTTTTATGATATTTTGGAAAGTTATGACGGTAAGATTAAAAATGAAAAAATAGGTATTGACTCATTAATTATTTTCTTCGGGTATGTTTTTGGAATTTTAATAAATAATGAATCAGAACTCGAAATTTTTGTTTCGCTTATCGAAGCTTCATATTTAGCAAATAAAGTTTTTAAAGATAAATCATAATTTTTTAACAAAAACTGGATGACCTGACCTATTTGTCACGCCAACCTGTTCAAAACCTGCTTTTTTGAAAATTGTATTTTGACTACCTGGAATTCCTAAAGTCCAAATTACTTCAGAATCTTCATTTTTTAACTTTTTACCTAAATCAATCAAAAAATTAATGTCGTAATCTCCAGGTGCAGTTTTTGTAATTCTCCTAATAAAATATGATCTATCAGCTGGAATTTTATATTGACTGGCTATGTAGCGAAAAGGTGTATTGTCATGAATCCAAGCTACTGCAACTATGAAATTTTGTATATCTTCTTTAGCAATATACATAAAATATCTACTGTTCTTTCCTGCTCCACCGCCGTTCGGCATCCCTTGTTGATGATAATAATCAATTAATGTCCTAACAAATTTTATCATATTGTGATCTGTTGCTTCATCTACTCTAAATTCCATTTTCATATATTACGAGATCAATATATGACATATATATACATAATGAATCTAGTGAGTTTTTCTTTTCAGAATTTATAATATTCATGAGAAATATGGGGAAGAGTGTTGGAAAACGATCAATCGCTTCAATGAAATACCACTTATATCATAAAACAATTAGCAGAAAAACATTCCCAGCTTTTTCTTCAATGTTCAATGCAGGAGTTGAGTCAGTTCTGCCAACTCCACTTGAAAATATTGAAATTCCACCAGGCTTAAACACAAATTATGGAATTGCATACGCTTCAATTATTTCAGCTCTTTTATCAGGATTAAACAATTTAGCAATTTCAAAATTTAATCCTCAAACTAATTCGTTTAATTTTCTACAATTAGGACAAAGTTCAATTTTTGGACAAACTTCAGGAATTCAAGCAATTAATAGTTTTACGCAAGAATATGATAATTATGTAGATCTTTGTAGTGTTCTGTATCAACCTGCAGTTTTTGATGAAACTTATTTCGATCTTTCAGTTTATCAACCAGCGAATACAATAATTAATAGAAATCAAGCATGTAAAAAAATAGAACAATATTTCAATACTTTAAGTTATTCAAATATAGCTCTTAATTTACAAACTTTAGGTGTTGGGAAAACTAATATTCCTAGTGTTGATAATTATTCAATATCAAATGTTCAAAATACAGGTGTTGAAGATTTATTAAACGCGTTAAATTTAAACTATAATCAACTTCCAGATTTAGCAAAATTCATAGTTGCATTTATTCCCAACTTAAATGAAATAATTAATAGCGGTTTTGCATTAGACGTAGGTTGGTTAGATCGTTGTGTTTTAGATCCTGAGATTGAGGAAAATCCAACTTATAAAGTACAATTAAAAAATAATATGATTCTCCAAAATTTCGCTAATATATTCGGAATGATTTTAGATTATACCCCTCTAGATCTTGCTATTCTAATTCCTGAATTCAATCCAAATAAAGTTAATGAATTAGATTTAGTCGCAATTTTAACAGCAGATAAAACTGTAATTTCAATATTTGGAAATCTATTTAAGATGCATCTTTACGATCCTTCACCAGGTGGACAAAATATTACTTATAGTTCAGAAATTGAGAATTATGCAGTTACATATCAACAATTTCTACATATACAACAACTTGTAAATAAGAAATATTCTAATTTATGGTATGCAAAAATGGTAGCTAGTGCAATTTTGGAAATTGCAAGATATCCGTATCAACAAAACTATAGTTATAATTCAGGAAAAAGAACGCTTTCATATCCTGATTTCCTAAATTACTGGAAAACTAAATGGGCATTCTACGGCTTATCAAATGCAGATTTACAATTTGCTCAAGAATATGGAGAGAAAATTCAAGGACAAGCTAAAATTGAAAATAGATTAAAGCTGGCTCAAAAAGGTGCTAAAGCGAAACAGTATAAGACAATTTTCTATTATAAAAACTTTAATAATATAGCAAATAGATAAATAATGAGGGAAAATGTATACTAAAAAGAAAAAAATCTGGTATGATGAGCCATGTCATCCGAAAATAGACATAGTATATGGAGAACCAGTATATAAAAAAATAAAAATATTTTATGATGAACCTTGTAATTGCGACGAGAAGTTCTATATTTCTAATAAAATAGATAAAAAGAAAATTCAAGAAATAATCTGCAAGTGAAGATAGAGAGGTATACATTATAATATATATATGAAATCACCTTTGAATTTAAGTTGTTCAGTTTTTTAGAAAAAGTAAATTTCTCAATTACTCTTTGCTGATTAAGACAGACATAGAGATATACATATTATAATATATATATGAAATCACCTTTGAATTTATCTACTTCTAATTAGTTAAATAAGTAAATCTTTCATGTTCTTTTTCAAAACAATTAGAAATAGTATTTGATAAATGAGAAAAATTAGGCATAGTGATAGAAGAAGAATTGAAAATAGAAAAATAAAAAATAAAATTCACTCTTGAAAGAGCTTTGCTAGCTCATCTGTAACTTTTTCCATATCTTTGTCTTCCTTTACTTTCATCTTCACTAAAACTGCCCTGTATTCAGGGTCGTCAAGGAAAGCTCTTCTAAATAACGGATCGTTCTCTACGTCGATTTCTTTTCTTGAATTTTTCTTTGAGCTTTGTTTTCTACATCTCATCTTTTTCGCCTATATATAACTCGATTTCGAAATATATAAATCTTTCTATCATGTTTATCGTTCTAACTAACACAGTGATATACATTATATTATGTATATATCATGTTAGGCGTGATTTGTTTTTATCTTCAAACTGAGAAATTATATTTATGTCACGCTCTCAAATTCAGAATAATTCGCAAATAGATCCATTTCAAAACATATTTGGAATTGTTAGAATAGCAATTGACAAAATTAGAGAATTAGAAAATAGAGGACAGATATACGGCTTTTCACGCTATCTTCCAAATTCAGTTATTGTAATGAAAACAATAGATTATCCATTATTAGTTGATGTTTATATTCCTGAATTTCCATTTTATTTCCAATTTGCGATAATAAAAGATGAAAAAACTAAACAAATTTTCATAGATGATATGCGTGTTGTTTATCCTACATCAAATTTTCAAAAAGCTGATACAATGTATAATAATATAACAGATGAAGATAATAATGATAAAGGCGAAGAAGATGAGTGAATATACACTCATTTTAACTATAATCTCTACATTTGCAACTACAATATTTGCAATTGCTCAACTTTACTTAAAGATAAAGCAAGCTCTAAAAGATGCAGTTAAGGAAATTGTAAATTCACAATTACAAAGTTTGAAGGAAGAAATTGAGGAGCTGAAAATAAATCAAAAAGAATTGGCTAAACAAGTTGAAGAACTGAAAAAGAAATTAGAATAATAATTTAGAATATTTTATATCTGTCATACTATGAGTTTTTATGTAAGTGAAAAAATGGAAAACGATATAAGTATAATAAGAATTAAATTATTCGTTAAATGGTTATACGAAGTATCTGAAGAAATATCAAATAATACATTACTAAGTAATGACGACTTAATGACATTATTACTGAGTATGAAAAATACTATTTCTGATGTAAATACAGAAATAGATATAATGTTACATAAAATTACGAAAGATAAGAAGTCTTAAAAAACAAAATAAGAAGAAAAAAATATTATCTAAGCTAGATTTAATATTTTTAAGATATCTTCCCTTTTTTTCTCTTTTAATTTTTGTACTAAAAAATCATATGCGATTCTTCCTAATTTTGTTAGCATATATCTATAATTCATTTTTACCCAGAATGGCATTCTAGAACCAGAGTTTAGTCTTTCTACTATGTCTTCACAGTAGCTGTCTATACATTCTATCTTTAGACCTAGTAGTTTAGAAATCTCTAAAGCTATTTTTTGAGTTTTTCTATTAGAATTCCACTTTTTGCCTATAGCAAGAATTATTGCTACATCTAGATCATCTAACTCATAATCCTTTACGTTTTCCATTTTTACACCTTTAATAAAAACATGTAATATGACAAATATAAAATACTCGAAAAAAGAAAAAAAGATTATACCTTTTTCATAAGTACTCTTATTCTGTCTATTAGACTTTTATCTATATTTATTCCTAAATCTAAATCTTTCTGCTTTAAAATATTTACAGTACCTGCTTCTTTGCATAATTTCGCTAAATCCCTAAGTAATATTAGTCTTTTATTAGCATTAATATGATATAAAGCAAAATGAGTTGAAAATCTCCTAGTTTTCATTCCACAATATGGACATTTCTCTGCAATGTAATGTATAGATGCATGTTTTCTGAATTTCTTCTCTCCAGAAAATCTATTTTTACAAATATAGCAATAATAGTATTTAGGCATTTATTTCACCACTGAAAGATAATATTTAACTTCTACGTCATAGTCTTCGCATATTTTTATTATTCTTTTTAGTAACTCTCTATCGTTTTCATTTATATGAAAAGTCGAAAGACCTTTGCATTCAATTATAATCTCATTTGGCATTTTTTAATTCGCCTTAATTTCAAATTTTAGCTTCCCGCATAAGTCTAAACTAGCCTTAACTGATAATTTACCCTCAGATATAAAAAAATATTCTTCAGAATTTTTACAATTAACTATTTTTTCCGTCATGTTCTCACTTCTAACATATGCTTTATGACGAATATATATATCTCGATTTATCGATCCTTTCAATTATTGCAGTAATACTAGTTATTTTGATCTTTAATTTTTGAAAAAAATAAGTAATAATAATTCCCATCTTTTAAAATAAATTGAGGTTTTCTAAAAATTGACGGTAAATAGAAATATTTAAGCACTTTAGAAATATGAAAATGTTCACAATCTTGAAAATTTTTAACTGAATTATTTTGAACTTGAAGTAATGTTTTATTACAGTCACTGCATAAATATTGTTCATTTGTCGTATTTTTTATTTCAATTAAACTAGGCTGAACCATTTTACTCATCATTATCTAAGAATCTGACATATAAATTATTGATATCATATTTCTTAGCTAGATCTTTCAAATTTCTACTTCTCTCATCTCTGTCTTGTAATTCCGAAGCTATAATTATTGCATTTATCATATCTTGAATATCGAATTTATGAATTCTCCATTTTTGACCGTGATCTTTGTCATAATATTCTTCAATCTCTGATGATTTTATCAAAAGGTTCCATTGCCAAGATGTAAATTCATCTAACGGAGGCATTAGTTGATGAATTACTGGAGTTCCCATTGTCATTGACTCAAGAACTGGAAGTCCAAATCCTTCAGTCCCCGATGGAACAATTACAAAATCCATTGAGCGATAGAACGCAAAAATGTATTCTCTAGGATTTAGTCCAAATTCTGAAACAAAATGTACATTCCCTGGAACCTCGAAATCTTTAAATTGCTTATGAGAAATAACGAAAAAGTGGATTTTCTTAGCTAGGTCTGGAATTTTAGTATTTATCTCCTGAAAAACTTTTAGCATCAGCTCCATATTTTTTCTTTTAGTTAATCCTGAAACTATTCCAAATTTTACAATATTTGGAAAATCAGCATCTAATTTCTGCTTCATCTGTTGAGATAATTGTTCTGCTTTTTCCACAATTTCAAAATTTACCCCGTGGAAAACGGGTAAATCGACATTTAGACCAACTTCTTGTAAATTCTTAGCTGAAAACTTTGAATTCGGAATAAATGTTACATTTTCCAATAGATACTTATTTACAATTTCTAAGTTAGGAATTCCGTCACATGTAGTATAAAAATACTTCTTACCTTTAAATTCTCTAAATTTGTATAAATAAGGATTTAGTGAAGATGGATGAAATGGCATAAAAATAATTAATTTATCAGATTCTGGGACTAAAAATGGATTTGTTGAAATTGTTACTTTTTCTCCATTTTCTCTTAGAACTTGAGCTATATCTTCTGAAACGTTCCTAATTGATGAATAATTCATAGTTAAAATTACAGTTTCCATAATGATTTTTTAGCGTCATGACAAATAAAAAATATCATGGGGCTAGTTTTATTTGAATGCCCAGTATGTGAAAAAATATTCAAAAATAGAAGAAGTATAATGTATCATCTTAGAAAACATCACCCGAATATAAAAATGAGAGATGTAAAAAGAATAAGTGCTAAAACATATGAATATCTTGAAACTGAATCGGAAGATAGTAATTAATTTCAAGCTAAAAAGTTAAAATTGATTTTTTTTAAACTGCTAATTTCAACTAGTTAATTATTAAATTATAATAGAAGAATTCTAAAAACAGTCTAAGAATAAAAAAAGAAAAAAAATAAAATAGCTTTAAAGATATTCTATTTAGTTTTAGCTTACGTATCCAGTTGGAGATCCAGTTATTATATTTGTCACTGCATCGAGAACAGTTGGATTAGCGTTAAATGCAGAGATATAATATGCCTTTAGTCCATTTATCATATTTACTAATGCGGGTCCTCCGCCAACTCTATTTAATGCTCTAGCAACTTTTAATCCATAGCCTTGGTATATTGCTCTATTGGGTCCAGTGATACCATATTCTGAAAGTACTGAAGATACTTGTTCACTTACTGCAGTGAATTTAGGTACATTAGTTTGGAAATTTTCTTGAGCTACTGGAGCTACATTTGTTAATATGGTGCTAGAGACGGTAGGATTACTAAATGCAGTGAACTTTGCACTCCATTTAGCATATCTTTGACTATATGACCTGGGTGTGTGTCCTTTTGCCATTTTTCCTCTATTATTATTTTTAATTATGTAATTAAAAATTTACACGGCTAATTCAAAATATAATGTATATTTATTGTTCTTATTGCTCTTTTTCTAAGAAACAAAGTCATATTCATAATATTATATATATCATGAGTTAAGAATAAATATATAACTCTTAGAATAAATTGATAATTATACTACTATGCGAAAAATATGAAAAAAATATTTAGTTGTCATTTCTTTATATTTAAATTATGGATAATCTAGTGACTAACGAATGTAGAAAATATACAATACAATTATTTAAATGGTTAAAAATACGTTATCCTGATAATCTTTATGATTATTTAGTTTTAGAAGATAATAATATAGTAAGTATTAAAATTGTAATGAATTCATCAATAAAATTTTATGAAAAAAGAGGAATTGGAATTTTAAGATATATAATAAAGACTTTTCGATATCCTCAATATATATCTGCAAATTGGAGATATAATAGGAATATGTTTAATATTGTAGTTATTTGTGGAAGAAACAATAATGAAATTCATTAATTCAAAGTTAAGGAAAATATAAAGTTTTTAAATTAAATAATAGCTAAAATATACTTATGAGGACTATAAAAAACAGGGAAGATATTTTTATTGAATTTGATGATTTTAACGAATTAAAAGAATTGTTTGAAGAAGTAATTAAAATAATTGAAAATAAATCTAAATAACTTAAAATAGATACTCATAAATTTGTCACAAAATGAAAAATAAAAATGTGAAAAAATGGGTAGAACATGAGGTAAAATAATTGTCTTTTTAGCTTTCCTAACTTTTATATTCCCAGCTTTTGTAGTTTTTACATTAGAAATTTTATCAAAAAATATATTAGAAGCCATAATATTAGCGGTTTTTATATCTGGAATTTTTGCATTAATATATGAAGAAATGTTTAGTATTTTTGCTGATATTTACAACGAAATTGATGATCTAAAAGATGAAATTAAAAGATTAAAAAGGAAAAATTAACTGCGTATAAATTTGTCATGTTATAGAAAGTTATAATCATGAAAGAACAAAAAGATTTAGATTCAAAAAATCTAGAAAATTATGATAAAAGTAAAATAATTTTTGATAATGGGGATTATTTTATTTTATGTAACGGCAAAATATATAAAATTATAAATGATACTGCTATAGAAATAATTACAACTAAATCTCAAGGTAAGAACTGAGAAAATATATTTGTCATATTTTCTTTTTTTAAATAGAAAGAATATGATTCTAAGTGATAGAGATTTAAAATATTATTTGGAAAAAGATCTGATAAAAATTAATCCTTTTTCTGAAGAAATAGTAAGAGAAAATGGAATTGACTTAAGAATTGGCAGACAATTTGCTTTATTATCAAAAATTGACAAAGTTTTTGAAGTTGGAGAAAAAATTGAAGATTTCTATACTGTGATAGATTCAGATCATTTCATAGTTTTTCCGCATGAACATGTGCTAATGACAACAATGGAAAATATAGAATTGCCAAATGATGTTATGGCTTTTGTCAATTTACGTTCTACTTATGCGAGATTAGGGCTATTTATTCCTCCTACGATTGTAGATGCAGGATTTAAGGGGCAACTAACTATAGAAATTGTAGGCTCAGAATTTCCAGTTAAATTAAGAACTGGCGAAAGATTTCTACACTTAATTTTCGCAAAAACAGTAACTCCAGTCGAAAAGCCGTATAACGGAAAATATCAAGGACAGAATAATGTTACAATTCCAAAATTCGAAACTCAGAAAGAGAAAAATGTAAGAGCAATGTACACAAGTTAGAAAGAAAAAAAATAATAACTTTTTTTATTTAATATTCTTTTAATCTAATTTTTTCTACTGTACTCTGATCAATTTCTTTATCTTCTTTATGCTTATCTAGAAATTCAGTTAGAGCTAATCTTACTACTTCAGATCTGTATAATCTATGATTTACTGCGTATTTGTCAATTTCGTCTAAAAATTTCTCATCAACTTTAATTGACATTACATACATTTTTATTGCCTTTTCTGTAAATATTCAGTAAGTGCTTCTTCTATCGCTTCTGTCATTGTTATGTTATTATTTGCACAATATACTTTTAATTTGGTTTTTAGTTCCTTATCTATATTAATCCCAAAAACAACCTTTTCCTTTTTGCTTTTTTCTAATATTTCTCCTGACATTTTTATCTAACTTAAACTTACTCATTATGACATATTTATATATATAGATTTTTTCTATAGATTCTATTTCTAAATAAATATCTAATGATGAAAACAATGACTCCATAAATCTACAAATATCGCAACAGATATTATAATATCAGCAATTGAGATAAACTTAACTAGAGAAATATTAGTTGTAAAATACAAAATTATGTTAAATAGAATTAGAATTAAAAGACCATATAAATCATGAGTTTTCCCATGAGTAAAATAATACCACATACCACAAGATTCTGAATTATGAAACTCTTGAATTCTAAAATTAGAAGTTTTAAACTTTAATAAAATAGTTGCAATTAAAATTTCAATAATATCAACAATTGGGATATGATAAAAAACTGGATAATACCAACAATAAGAAACTGGTAATTTATTATCAAAAAACCAATAAAATATGTCTTCTAGTGACATGCTATAGAAAAAAAGTGAAAAAGTTAATTTAATACTTGGGACTAAAGAAATTGTAAAAAATAAAATAAAATAAATTATACGATAAATATAAATATTAATGTAATAATAGAACGGTGTTTTAACTTCAACAAATGCATAAATAATTGAAAAAATAACAATAAATATTACCTTAAAAAACAAATATTTAGTTAGCATTATTAAATCCCTAGATATCTAAATATCTTTTTCTTTAGCCAATTTGCAGTTATAAAATTTCTAGGATTAGCAAAAGGTATTTTATGATCAACTGTATATTTTTCAACTTCTTGGAGATATATTGGAAATGGTGCATTTAATACTGGAATTCCAGTTTCCATAGTGTATAAAGCTATTTCAACTGGGTTATATTCGACAAAATATTCATATGTTTTTTCTGGAAATGCTGGAAAAATTTCATAGAAATTAGGTAAATTGTTAGGTTCAGAAAATCCACACTCTTCTAACACTAATTTCTTTTTTGCAGGAACGTAGAAAACTCCTGCATAATTTACATTATTTTTTGAATCTTGAACTAATGCAACTCTGTACGGATTATCGTAGTTATAATCTAAATGTCTATTATCACTAGTTATAAAATTGATGATTTCAAATGCTTTGTATACTTCAGTATAAAAATTCAAAAATGCGTAAGGTTTTACAAGAGGAGTTCCTCTAACTAACACAAAATCATAATCAAATGAAGTATTATTGTAAATTAGCCAATTAAGACAGCCTGTATTTTTATCAAAATTTTGATAAGTTACGCCGTAATCTATTCTTTTATTTTCTTCAGGTAACTTATTAAATTCAGTTTCATCAAATTTTTCAACTGAAAAATAAGGATTTTGTCTTATTTTTTCTAATAATTGCTTCTGCATAATACTAGAAAAGTAACTTGACAATAATAAACTTATTACGAAAAATAAAAAGATAAATATATTTCGATTTTTTGCATAAAGTTTAATATTAAGCAAATTGTATAAAATAGAATTAGAATGAACATCCCAGAATATGCACTAGAAGGGTTCTTAATTCTAATGGGAACATTAGTTGGCTCATATATTGTAGGAGAAGTTGTACATTTGTACAATCAAAAACAAAACAACGAAACATTCCAAAATTCAATTAACGAAATGACAAAATCAACAATTTCAGCAGTAGAAAGTATAAAAGATACTACAACTCTTGGAATTAATGCAATTTTGAATATGGACACACTTAAAGACGTAAATAGTTTAGCTCAAAAGAAAGCTGAACAAGATAAGAACACTCAAGCTAAATAAATTATTTCTTATTCCTTAACATAAAAGTCAAAACTTTTTTTATATCTTTTTTAATTTTTTCATGATAATTTATAAGTAGCTTAAAAATAATAATTATCATATGACAGATGAAACATTTAGTATAATTGCTTTTACAATTCACAGCATTTTATTTGTATTGATGTTAGTTTTTATATCAGTAAATCCTTCGTTTTTAAATAATTCAACTTATGTAAATATTTTGTATATTCTTCTATCAACCTTATTAATTCATGGCGGTTATCAATTAGGAAAAGAAAGAAGTTCAAAATCCTAATTTCTGCTTCATCATATATTTAAATACATTTTTTATATCTGTTTTTGTTTTTGGAACTAATTGAATATTTATATCTGAATGCTCAAGCATTTTTTTATGAATTTTTGAATAATCAAGTTTCTTATTTGTAAAAACTAGAATATGATAATGAAGTCCTTTCAATTTAGTTGTATATTCCTTAACGCTGAAAACATGAGAATTTTCATCATGATTATATACATATTGCCGAAATTTCTGAAAAATTTCAGTTGTTGAATTATATCGATAATTTGTCGTGATTGTGACAAAATATGTATAAGAATAAAGAAAGTGATAAGTAAAAACTTTTTCATAATCCACATACGTAAATGAATACCTGACAGTTAAATGTATATGTCATATTTATACGATACTTGAAAGAATGGAAAATTATGAAACAGCAAAAAAACAAGTATATAGAGTTGAGAATACCAGGAAAATATAAATCTATTTTTTATGAGAAAAGAGAATTAATAAAAGAAGAAATTAATAAAATAATAAATTCTGAAAAAGAATTCAAGGAACTAGAAGGTAGTGAGGTTTACGACGAACGTGTTTTTTTTACGGTAGACCAATTGTATTATCAAAAATTAGAAGAATTAGCTAAAAGGTATAATATCAAAATAGCGAAAATAATAAGATCCGTATTCTTCCAATTAAGTTAAATATTTTTTTAAAGGATTTTTTTACTAACAAAAGTCACAATCTAGATCTTTTTCAATATATAAATATGTCATATTGCTAGCTATTAATTAGGCGAATAAGATGAGTAGTTTAAAAGAAATAATAGATCAATTAGGGAAAAGTGCAAAACAATCAAACAAAATAGCATCTCGAGTTTTAAAAATTAAGGGAATAAAGAGAATAGTAGTTCAGTTAAATGCAGTTCCAGAAAACGGAAATGTAAGATATAGTATTACTATACATCCACAAAATAATTTCAGAAAACAAATTGGAATAACTGCTAATGATGCAGAAGATCTAAGGTTAATCTCAGAGTTTCTAAATAAATATGCAGATTTGCTAAATGAATACATAAAATATACTAGAAGAAATAACAATGCAGTTCAAGAGGAAGAATTAGATATAGAAGAAGATGAAAATAATGAAAAAGATAACAAAAAAGAGCAAAAAAGAGAAAAGCGAAACGTAGAAGACGAGTTTTAAACTGTCATAAGATCTTTTTTTCTTTATGAGTAGTTATTTATCTTTTTTAGATAAAGTCAAACCACATACTTTTTTTTACAATCCTCGTGACACTGAACGAATTCTTAACATAATTATAGGTGAAAAACAAATTGAAGAGCAAAAGAAAAACGAAATTCTTAAAGCTTACAAAAGAGGAATTGACCAGCAATATTTTGCTTCAAATTTAGCTTTTTACAATGAAGTTAAGTTTATCTCTAAAATTACTAATTTCAAAGTTAAAGGAGATGAAATAATAGCGAGATTTCAAAATGGTTTCACTGCCTCTTTCGATCCACATCTAATTGCAAATAATCCAGATGATTTCTATAATTTAATTTCTTCTTATATGTTTGTAAAAATTAAGAAAAGCTCAGATGATTGGTATATAGATGATATTTATTCTATAGAACCACCAAATAATTATGAAATTGCGAAAGAAATATTTGAATTAGCAAATTCTGAAAAGCAATTATGGGCGTTATTGTTGCAGGCATTTGGATATGATCCAACAAAAATGGAAGTTAGTGATATATTAGTTTTCCTACCTAGATTATTTCCACTTTTCAAATCTCCAATTACTAAACGACAAATTAACTACATTGAAATTTCTAATAGAGGAACTGGAAAAACTACTACTTTCATGATTCTTCAGGAAGTTTTCAATTTCAGATATTATACAGAGTCGCCAACTTATGCTAATTTAATCTTTGATGCTAGGAATAATATGTACGGAGCAGTATTTTTATCAAATGGTCTAATTTTTGATGAAATTCAGAATTGGAAAGAGGGATTTAGTGCTAAAGAATTAGGTTCAATAAATGCTACACTTTCAACAGGTTTGGAAAATTGTATTTGGACTCGTGGAGCTGGAACAGAATCAAAATCTGCAACTATTCAAAAATGTATTCCAATAATTTATGCAGGAAATCCTTATTCTACAACAATTGACAGGTTAAGAACTCCTGAGGTTGAAGATTATCTTGCAAATTATCAAGTATTTACTTCAGCTATTCTGGACAGAATTCACATTATTCAGTTAGCAATTAAGAAAACTTATGAAAAAGTGATAAATTCACGAGTTCTGTATCCTTCAATTTTGCGAGCTTTAGTTGATCTAATTCAACAGAAAATAAACACTGTAAATAATTATGTAGTTTGCAATAATCTGGAATCTAGAAGACAAGAACAAGCGATAGATATGCAGATAATGTTGCAAGCTCTAGACATAGATATTCAAATTGGAAGACAGTCAGATGAAGAAATTTGCAATAAAATAATTAATTTAATGAGATATTCTAACCTGGTGGAATGATCATGAACTATGAAGAAATAGTAAAACAAAGTTTCAAAATAAAATATCCAGAAGATACAATATTCCCTAGTGAACTTGGAATTTGTTATAGAAAAAGTTACTTTGCTAGAAAATTTGAATTTGAAAGAGGAATTAATGAAATAGTTCTTGATTTAGGAGAACAATATCATGAAAGAATAGAAAATCATCTTATAGAAAAATTGAATTGTAAAAGTGAAATTGAAGTAAAAGGAGAAATTGAAGGTATGAAAATTTCAGGTCGTATAGATTTAATTTGCGGAAACGACTTAATTGAGTTAAAAACAATTTCAAGCAATTATTTTCATGTAAGAGAATATCACTTATATCAAGTTTCAATATATTACTATCTATTATCACAACAAAATTATCAAATTGACAATATCTATATCATATATCTCAATAGAGTAAATAGGGAAGTTAAACAATTTCAAATAAGCAAAAAAGTATTAGACGAATATTTGCAAAAAACGATAGATTGGATAAAAAATTTCAAAGAATATATGAAAAAAGAAGATTATAAAACTATACCTATTGCGAATTCGTTTTTCTGCAAAAATTGTGAGTTTAAAGGAAAATGCTATGGAACTTTGTTTTAATCTAAAAATCTAAAATTAAAAATCTTTTAAGATGTCATACAACGTAATTTTCATGAGTTAAAATGGGTAGATTAAAAGTTGTAACATTCAAAATTGAACAGGATTTGTTAGAGCAATTAGATAAATATGCTAAAGAAAACAAAATGCTTGGAAGTGAAGCAATTAGACTAATTTTGCAAAATTTTTTAGAAAATCAAAACGACGACGAGATAATTCATAAGGCAAAAGTTGTAAAAATAATGAAATTTGATTAAAAAAAGGTGTGCAGATTGAATATTTCACTAGTTTCATATACAATTAACGGAGAAAAAATAGTAGCAATAGCTTCTAAAATGTCTAGAAGTAGAAAAGGTTGGAAACATCATGAAGAAAATATGACAGAAAAAGAAATTGAAACATGGATAACAGATGCAATAGTTCATGGTTATTGGTCACCTCTTGAACATAGTAATTATACTTTCTCAATTGAAAATATTTCTAGAGTATCATCGCATCAACTAGTAAGGCATAGAATAGCTTCATTCACTCAAATGTCTCATAGATTCGCTAAACCAATAGATGAATTTTATCAACCAATTATTCCACCATCTGTAGAAAAAAGAGCAAAAAATCTTACTGAAAATGTATATAATGAAATTTATAGTTATTATTACGAATTATTAAAAAATGGCATACCTGAAGAAGATGCAAGATATATTTTGCCTAATGGTGTAAATACAAATATTGTAGTTACAATGAACGCAAGAGAATTATACAATTTCTTTTCTCTTCGTTTATGCTCAAGATCACAATGGGAAATTAGAAAAATAGCATGGGCTATGTTAGATGAAGTGAAAAAAGTTCATCCAATCCTTTTCAAATATGCAAGTCCATCATGTCTAATTCATGAGAACTTCATAAGAGAAAATCCAATGACTCTTGAAAAATTAGGAACCTTCGTATCTGAAAGGTGCATAGAAGGAGTTTCAAGAGATAATATAGTAAAATGCATAAATAATTCAAGAGGTGAAATAAAATGATAATAAAAGATGGAAAAGATATTTTAGAATTTCTAAAACAAAATAAATTAGATTTCAAGTATTGGAAAGAACAAGATGGTCTATACGATATACATATTTTCAATTTAAGATTATTAAGTTTCAGTTTTGCTGATTATGAAAATTCTATAGAAATAAATTTTATTATAGAAAATAGTGATTTTAATTTTCTGCAAATCTTCAAGACAAGTTCAAACATTGAAATTATAATTGGAAAAGTAGATACTTACAATAAAATAGAATTAAAAAATGCAAGAATAAGATACGACAGAATTGAAGGATTAGAAATTTTATGGAGAGAAGAAAAATAATTTATTTTCTCACTAACTTGAAAATTAAAATATATATTTTTTTATTAAATTAATCAGGGACATACGACGCTACGTCGATAGTCCCCTCACTTTTGACGCTACGCCTAATAAATAATTTAATTCTGACCTATTTAAAGATTTCTGTTATTTCAAAAAATTGGCTAGAGAAAAAATAAGAAACTGTATCTTAAATTCAAAGTTATAAAAATAAAATTATTTTTAGCTGTCATAAGGCATAACATTAGTTAGGTAAAAATGGATTCAGATAGAATAGAAAGAACTCAAATTAGGAGAGAAGAAATAAGAAATAAAGTAAAAAGTATGAAAGAAGAAGATATAATAAATGTTCTAAGTAAAGCTTTTACTTTCACAGAAAAACCAAGAATACTGCTATATACGAATACAGAAAATTCAGTATACGGATACCTGAAAATTTCTAATAAAATATTACAATTCAAAATATGGTTTAGCATAATGTATAACGATATAACTATTGAAATTGGAAAATCGTCGAAACATATTAAGGAGGAGTAAATAATGGGGAATTACAGTGAAATAGTATTAAAACTAGAATATGCAAAACATTATCTAGAAAGTTCAGAAAAAAAAATAGGGGAAATAATAGAAACTGATAAAGATAGTAAAGGGCAACTTCAGTTAATAACTAGGAAAAAAGAAATAGAAGAAATGATAGATGAATTAGATGATATTATATTAGAACTAAAATCAGTGTAACTAAAACTTTAAAAACTTAAGTTTAAACCGTTTTTTTAATTTATGTTAAGAAGTATAATCTAAATTTTGATAAAAATTATAGTCAATATTAGCTTAAAATATGTAATAAAAAAAGAAAAAACTTAAAGAAAAAAATTATTGAATTAAGTAAACCCTCTTCTTGACCCTACCAGTATCAGGATTTATTTCCTCCCGAATCTTTATTAGACCTTTTTCTTGCATCTTGTATAATCTTTTCAAAATAACACTCTGGTATTTTTTAGCCCAAGAGAAATACGCTACTATATCCTCTTGCCACGCTGAACCTGAATTTTGCGTTAAGTAAAAAATAACAGCTTTTTCTTTTTTTCCTAACTTAACTTTTGAACTTTCTTCAAAACTCATTTTATCACTTATATATAATCTATAAAAACACATTTTTAAAGTTTTCTCTAAATTTCTATAACTTCACTTCAAATTTACCTAATTCTAAATAGTTTAAAATAATATAACATACTTGAGAAAAATTATTGATAAGAAAAGAAAGCTAGAAAATAAAGTTAGAAAAGAAAAAATAAAACAGAAAAAAAATAAATTTATTCGAGACTATAATTTTCTTTTATTAAATTTACTATTTTTCTTAAAAAAACTTGAAAGTTATATGTTATATGATTATCTGTACTTATACCGATAAGATCTTTATAAAAAATTTCTATTTCATTCTCTCTTAAAACTCTAGCTTCTACAAGAAGATAATGTAAATAAAAAGTTTCAGCACCTGTTAAAGGATGATAATTTTCTAGTTGAGATATAATTTCTTCTTTTAATTCTTTAAAACTCATCTTCATCATCCCCAACAATCTTGTAGCATTTTAACTATTTTTCTCTTGCCAATAGACAGAATTTGTGCTATTTCTTTAACTGTATAGCCCTCTCTAGCCAACTCATGAACTAAATCAATCATCTCATCTTCAGTATTAATTACATATACTGTATTTTTAACTCTTATCTCTTTCATCTTTTTATCCCTAATATATCATCTGTCTTCATTAGTATATAAAGTTTTCTCTATCTTTTTAGATCTCTATTTTTCGTTATTATAACGTCTTTCATAAAGAACTTTCCCATGAATTTTCAAAATTCCAGTTTTATCATATTCAGCTAATGCATCTAGATATTCTTTATAATTCTTTACAATATATTCTGTTCTTTCATGCATTCTTTTCAAAATTCTTTTTTGTTCATCTGTTAAATTATAAGACTTTACCATTTTTCATCACATGTAAAAGATCATACAATTTATGACAAACTTAAAAATTCCTTTATTTTAGTTACTCTAATAGTACAATTTCCAAATTACTAAACTTATTAAAAACCATATTTCCTCTTTAAGTTTCTCATTCATTGCACTTTTTCCTAGATATTTAGACATAACTTTATACGTTCTATAATATGAACCTATCTGGTCTAATATTTCTTCAATTTGATATTTTTCAGGACTTATAATTCCGAATTTAGTTTTAATTTCATTTGAGTTTTTTATATCTTTTATGTCTATTTTTAATTTATCATAAATTTCGTCATATTTCTTAAATTTCAATAATTGAATATTAAAATCTAATTGTAAATCTTTTATAAATTCCTCTTCTTGTATTTCCATTTTTACCAGAAAGAATATATAAGTTATGACAAATATAAAACATCAAAAATGTCTAAAACTTAAAAATTGCAAAAAAAATTAATCTTGAAAATATTCAACTATAAGTCTATATACTGGAATATTGTTCCCTGTTAGCAGATTTATTATTTCTCTAGGATTTCTTACTATTAAAAGAAACAATTCTTCAATATTTTTTACACCTAGCTCATGATAAAAAACAAAACAACTATCAAAAATTCCATTATTATCAATATGTTCTATTTTAAAGGCTTTTCCCTGATGATCTGTAAATAAACAGTTATATTCATCAGTAAATACAATTCTAAAATAATCTCTATGTTTCTTTACTATTATGTCTCCTAACAGATCATCTCCTTCTTGTAATTTATATAACGATACCATTCCCTTTCAACCTAAAAGTAGCTTATTCATTATGACAAATATAAAAACATCTTTATTTTTAGTTTCATGAAATTCTTAGAACAATAGCAAAATTATTTGAAAGATGAGAAAAATTATAAATAGAAATAGAAAATGAAATAAATAAAAGAGGATTTAATAAAACGAATATAATAAAAATATAACGAATAAAAAAATATAAAATAAAAAAAGCTAACCAAAATTATAAATATAATTAAAAAGCGGTAGTTGCTCTTTACTTGAAAGTAAAATTTGCTCAATCTTCTCAGGCAACTGTCCCAAAAGGATTCTATTTTTCTTACCCTCATATAATTTCCATTCGAAAAGAGTCTCAATAGCTCCATCTTCTTTTAACAGAATTATTGAAACTATTATGTAAGTGTTACCTAAATTGCTCCTTTTTACTTTATACATTAGATATTTCGCTGGTAAAAGCTTATAATTTCGACTTCCATGAGAACCAGACCTTGATAAATGCAAATTTGAAGGTATTATATTGCCTGTTCTAAGAGAAATTAATAGTGTATCGTCTTTTCCACCCGCAGTAGTATTACGATAAGGGAAAGTTATAATCTTATGTCTAGCTTGCCTTTCCAAATTTGAATTTATTTGAACCTTTTCTTCTGACATATCTTAAACCCTAATATCTATTCTATCCTCCAACCTTAATAAAGTTTTCTCTAAACTTTTACGTTTTTATCTATCGAAACCAGAATAATAATTAACTAGACTCTGCAAAATTTCGTTAAGTTAATAAAATAGGAAACAGTTTATAAATTATTTTTTTATCAAACCTCTTTTTTTTATTCCTCATTTTTCTCAACTTCTAAATAATTTTTCATAACTTTTTCTATCTCTCTACTGTTTTACTATTAAGTACTTCATCTAGAATTTCTCCTCAAACTAGGAATATTATAACATCACTGAAAAAAATTACCAATAACCCTACAAAAAATTAATTTAAAAAAATAAAAATAAAAAAATTAGACAAATGAAGAAATTTCTAA